GGCTATTACAACACCGTTGTCGTCTGCGTTTCTTTCTAGTTGTGCTATAGACCATACTGTCATTTTAGTTTGCTCCTTTAAGTGCCGCTACTTCGGCTTTGAGGTCTTGAATCTCTTTGATTAGCATAGGTACAAGTTTGCTGTAGTCAACTGACCACATATCATCTTCAGTCTCGCCCTTGCTTACTGCGTATGGCGCTACAGCCTCAAGCTCCTGAGCAATCATACCGTAGTCTTGATGTGAGCCGTCAGCCTTCCAATCAAACGAGCGAACCTTAATATCGTCTATGTTGCCTGCTGGTGCGTCCGTGATGTTTTCTTTGAGGCGTTCGTCTGATGAGGTGTTGTAAGAGGTTGCTGTTGTTGTAAATGTAATAGTACCAACCGAGACACTTGTATTGTTTCTGCAAACAAAAGCAGTTGCTGTTGCGGTGGTTGTGGCTATTGCAGCATACCCGTTAATTACCCCCCCAGTACAACTAGAAACAATACGTTCAGTAAGTGATGTAGTAGTCCCCAGCAGAAAGTTCCCTGCGTTGTCAAAGCGTGCACGTTCCGCGTCGCCGGTATTAAAAATAAGTTCATTAGCGCCTACTGTACCTATTTGCAAAGCACCATTAAATGTAAGAAGCCGACCGTATCCAGATAATGAATCAAACAAAATATCTTGACCGCCAGCGGCGTTATGTAAAATTATTTCCCCACCACCTTCGTTAAAACTAAAAGTGTGGGTTGTGTTCGCGGAACCACCTGCATTTAAAGAAGTATTGCCGTCAGCTCTGATGCGCATGCGTTCTGAGCCGTTGGTGTAAGCCGCTATGTAATCTGCACCACTTTGATATAACCACAAACCACCGTCAGTTCTCTTTGAAATAAGGGTATTGGAAGTGGTACTTGCCTGATTGAACAGGCTAAGGTCGGTATTGTAAGACGTGTTGAGCTGATGCAGATTTAACAACGAATGGCTTGCCGCTGTGTTATCTATTTGAAGTTTTGCCGCAGGACTACTCGCACCAATACCCACCCCTGTGGAGGTTATGCGCATACGCTCAGTCAGGTTTGTGTCTGATACGTTTGCTCTAGTGGAAAACGCCAAGTCTCCAACTGAGTTAGCCGTGCCATCAGTTATAAAACCTTTGATAGCCGCAAAAGGACGCTGATTGCCATAAGTTGTGCCAAATGCAACCGCACCACCACTGCCTACGTTTTCGCCTGTAGCTCTTAGGAACAGCGTAGCGCCGTGCGCTCCTGCGTCTGTTAAGTTGGCAGTCTCTTGGTCGGAGCCTTCAATGATGGTTTTATAGTTGTCTGTTAAGGCGTCAGTACCAATACCCACCGAGCCGGCAGAGTTAATAACAAGCCTCTCAGAGCCTCCAGAATAAACCTCAACACCGCCTGCGTTGTAGCTATCTGTACTACCCCGGGCTATCAATCCGCCAGAGGTCTGACCGGCGTCAATTCCGGTCCCCCCGGCAAAGGTTAAAGAGCCAGAGTTCACAGATCGATTGATATAAGCATTCCCGGTACCGTTTAACGTAAAGGCAGCAGATATGGCGAGGCCGTATGGTAATTCTGGTGCGCCTAATCCGTCAGAACTGGTAATCGTATCTACTTTAATTGTGCTCATTTATAACTCCATAACCTTATATGATTGCCCATCTAGCGCCAGAAGATACCGTAACGGTTACGCCAGACGCAATTGCAATCGGCCCAGTGGACATTGCGTTTCTAGTGCTTAGTATCGTGTGATCTTGAGTAACAACCTGATTGTTTTCGTAAAAAATATCGTCAATGGCTCCGCTGATAGCGTTAACCCAGTTCGTACCGTCATATTGTAATACTTCACCAGATACAGGGCTCGAGATATCAACACCGGTCAACTGATCTAGCCGTGGCATGAACGTAGGGCGCACCAGAACCGAGCCGTTGTTTCCGCTCGATGCTGTAATCACAACGCACACGATAATCTCAGGCGTGGGTGCCGCAGGCTGTACGTTAGTCAGCCCACCGGCATAAGACGGGTTGTACCAAAGAATGTCCCCATCGCTCCAGGTCTCACCGACAGACGCGCCGTTGGTTATAAAGCCCCGAACTACACCGAAGTGAGTAACATATCCGAACTGATTATTGGGGATGTCCATCGTGGCCACGCCCATAATGTACTGGCCGTCTGTGATTCCAGTGGCAGGCGCACCGGTAACCACACCAGATGCCCCTACGGCGCCCGTAAACATCACTAGCTGGCCTTTTGTTATCGCGGCAGTAGCTTTGATCCTGTAATAAGATTCGAGCCCTACGTGCTGTATAACAGCGTCATAGCCCATGCCGATTTCAAGTGTACCATTTTCGGTACCCCATCCCATCTGAGTGGGACTAAGTTCGTGATTGGCGAACTGGTTAAATTCGATATAATCAGTGTTTACGCTGTTGTGCTTTTGAGGCACTGGAGCGAGCGCTGTGAGCTCTGCTAGCCTTTTTAGACCCTCGGCTACTGCTAGCGCATTTGTGGCCTTAGAATCCGCTATACCGGCAGATAGGACGACTTCCAGTATCTCAGAGGGCACAACGTCAAAAAGCTGCTCAAACGCTCTGATAGAACGCTGATCGGGCAGGAACTTTGCTAGTTCGTTTCTTGTTAAGGCGGTAGGTTTAGACATTAGTAGTTAAGACCTTCGAGTTGCACCTCAAGCCTCGCAAACGCGATATGAGCGTCACTGTCGCCAGAGAACCTCTGTATACGCCAGTTGTCCATACTGCCCTGTCTGCGCCATACAAGCCGTTTCTGACGCTGCCCTGTGGTACCTGCTTGAATAGACCGGCTATCAGAGTACGTTACGCCATCCAAAGAGTAAGAGGTCGATATCGTAGGTGTTATGCCTTCAGCGATTCGCCCGGTAAGTGCAACCAATTCTAGCTCATGGAATATCGCATGGCGGCCTTCGTTGTAAATGATCGTTGTGCCGAACTCCCAGCGCACCTTAGTGCCCCAGTGAGTCGAGACTGTATCGTCTACGTGGCCATACTTGCCGGTCGTTGGATCAGCGCAAACCTGCTTGCCATAAACCCACACAAAATGCCTTCCGCGATACTGAGAGAACCCATTGATAGCGCTTGTTAGAACGTACCACACAGGCGATCCAGTGACCTGAGAGGCAAAGGCATCATAAGCCAATGTCCTGTCTGGCAGGTGCAGGTATAAGGTCTGAGCGTTCTTGTCCTTGCGAGACTCTAATACGATAGCGCTCATCTGTACGTCAGTAAGATCAGATAACAAAGTATCAATTTCACTTGTCGATATTTTGACAGTCTGAGAGCTTGCACCAAGATAAACGCCCGGCTGCTCATTACGTGCCGATCCTACAAAAGCAATCGACTCTAAGAACTCACAGCAAGCATGGGTGCCTACGCAACCCTTTTGAATCTGTGCGCCATCTATCCTTGCGAACGGAAACAAAGACCCGCCCACGTTATCGAAAACTTCGATAGTGTGCCGGTTGATTGCGTATATTTCGTTTCTCAGTTTAAGCACGGCAACCACTGGATCTGGATCGACTTCACTCGAGCCATACTTCAAGGGGTTAACTGCGAACGGGTCTGATAGGTCAGTGACTACGATGAACTCGCCATCGGTTGTCATAAAGTAGCCATCGACCCAAACGACATCAAGAACCGTGCCAAGATCTGGGTCGGTCACCTGAGATAGAGTAGTGCCATCGTAATAAAACAGGTTCTCATTAGACGCTATTGCTAGCCGGTCGAAGGAGTAGTCAAAGGTGACAGGTTTTCCGTCATTGCCGACATCGCCAATAACTGTAAGCACACCCGTAGCTGAGATGTACACAAGCTTCGAGCCCATGACTCGGTAAAGCTTATTGTTCCAGTTAATGGCGCCTCGGTCTGCGCCAGGACCTGTACCCTCCTCAACTAATCCCTCGCCCGGTCGTAAATACCCAGCGCTGATTCCATTGGACAATGAGACGGGGACAAGGTTGACAGGATAAGATATGCGAAAGTCTGGCTCACTGTCCGTATAGATTCCATTTAGGATGGGTATTTGCATTGAGCGATCCTATAATCATTTTTCACTGATCGGCTGAGTAGTGATAAAGCGCAGCACAACTATGCCAGATGCGATGGCACATCCTATTAATGCCTGCACAGCAGGGTTAGCCGGGATGAAGCCAACAAACCCTTGCAGGATAGACAGACACGCAATTGCAATGCCGTATTGTACAGTTTTAGACTTCAGGGCTTTCTTCAACATCGACCACCTCTATCCAATTGATTGTTTCTTCATCCCACTTATAAACTTTGCCGCCTGTAATCGGTGATACTGAGCCTGCTGAACCTCCGCCACCGCCGCCAGTTACTAGTTTAATCGTGTCTAAATAAGCCATTATTACACCAACTCTTCTTGTGGCCACCAGTCTGCGCCAGCCTCTACGCCTTCATCGTCTGGTGATACAAATACCCAGCGACCATCAGAGATCTGCTGTACGACTGCCCAGCGCTCTGTGATCTGCTTATCTGGCTCAGGCTGTCCGGTCTTGGCATTCACGCCTACCTTAGCGCAACCAATGGCTAATGCCACTTGTGCCTCGGCGGCTAGGGCTTGCTCTTCTGTGTCGAATACTCGGTATTTCATAGCTCCTCCAATATCGGCAGCAGATGCTGCACGTCCTCAAGCGTTGCTTCTTCGTACTCCACGCCCACCATGTGGTCTGCGTACAGTTTTTCCTCCAGCAGCACGTCAGCACTCAGGAAGTATCTGCCATCGGTGAGCAACACAGGACCAAGGCGATGCTGCCCCGTTTGCGTGGCAATCAGGGCTTGTGCGGTTGCGCTGGAAAGGATGAGAATGTCCATCAGATTGCTCCATATGCGTTAATCAGCGTTGTGACGCGGGCGTCGAGAAGGGCGAGGTCTAGGGATTCGCCAATGGAGTAGAAGGCCAGTCGGGCATCCGAGAAGTTTGAAGGGTTGTCGGGATTACGAGCGAAGAGCAAGTTTGGGCTGTTTGATGGCACCGCTGAATTGTCAGTGAGGGTGTAGTTCGTGCCTCCGTATCTTCCTGTCGTGCTTGCGCTGACAGAACGACTGCCGCCCCAAAAACCGGTATTGGTTGTGGCATCCGTCAGAAATCCAGGAGCGCTCCAGTTGATTCGGAAGTAGATTCTATCTAATCCAATCGTCATCAACTGGCTTCCGCCTCCCGATCCGACGTTGCCAATGACTGTCCTCGTTGTGTTCCGCGTTTGAAAAGTTGTCGTGTAAACCGACAGATGGCTGCTGTCCTGCAACTGTTCATTGTTATTACGATTGCTATCCAAATACTTCGTGCTGCCATTTCCCACCAACCCCGTATTCCGGTTGTAATCACCGCTCACAAAGTTAAAATTAGTCGGAGCCGCCCCCTTCAGCGGCACCAGCGCACCTGCTAGGGTTCTAGCTCCAGCGAGGATGCAGGATGCCTTGATCGCATCCCAGATGCCGTCAGCCTTGCAGCCCACCACAAAGTCGTTGATGGCAATGCGCACACTTAGCTCTAGGCCCTGACCATCTTCGTCTTGTACACGGCCAATGTAATCAAGAGCATCAGCGTCCCAAGCGGGTTCACCTGTGGTGGGCGGCGTGTAGCGGTATGGATGAGTGCCGGGCAGGTTAGCTTCGAGGCCCCATTTCCACGCAAGGTAGCCTTCGAGCTTTTGGCGGTCGGTGGTGGAAAGTACAGTCTCCGTTTGTATAATTTCGCTTATTCTACCGCTCAGGAAACGAGAATTTCCGTCAACTTCTGCACCGATGAAGTTTCTCGCCCCGCCTCCCGTATAGCGCGCGCCAGTGGCGTGTTGAGCGCTGCGTGTTCCGTTGGTGAATGCGTCCAAAACAGAACCACTAATGTCGGAAACCAATCCAAGAGCGAAAGGCGTTCCATCCGTTGGCAGTTCGGCGCCGTTAGACAAAAAAGTTGTTGAATAAGTTGCCCATTCATCTGTTCCGGCCCCTGTTGCCCACATCGGCGCTACGAGAGGCGTTCCGTTGGTGCCACCGTAGGAGCTGAAAACCCACTGCTCTGTTGAGCCGCCGCCAAGCCTTGAAACAACTGCGTAAATGGTTGCTTTATCACCTGAATAGTTGTAATTCACCTCAAGGTTGTCGTTGACACCATCAAAGGTCAATGTGGGTTTCCCAGCATAAGCGCTTGCTGTATAGGTCGGCTGATTAGAAGCCGATGCCTGCGATGCGTGACGCGCGTTCCCACTCTTATCACCCCACTGACTTACGGTAGACCCGTTCAGCGTAATGTTATCCGTATCCTCTGCGTCCAGCCACAGCGCAAGATCAGCACCGAGTTCATCAGGTCGCCAAAGTTTCTGACCGCCAACTTCAGTGCCGTCCCAGCGATAGGGGTGGTCGTAAGGTAGTTTGTTTACGAGTTCGAGTGCCATATTAAATGCCTCCCCATTTCCATGCTAGGTAGCCTTCTAGTTTCTGGCGGTTTTCGGTGTTGAGTTTGGTATTGCATCCAACCACTTCGGATATGTATTTGTCGCCGTAAGCAGTGGCATTTTGCTGTCTGCCACCGATCTGAAAGCCTGTTGCCGCTGCGCTTATCCACGTTTGAGTGCCGTCGGTTTGATAGGTGGGTTGACTAAACCCCGTGCTTGTTACCGTGACCGCCCCGCCATCTCCGTTTGTACCGCCAGAACGACCAACAGTGGCGATCTTCTTGCCCAGTCGCGAGGTAACAGCAACATTGATGTTTGTTGCTGCAACGTCCACGTTGTGGATGCCGATTTGGGTATCTGAGGTCGATATGCACTGCAAGATCGGAGTGCCACCATTAGGCGCAGCTGCAATGTTAGGGACGCTACGCCATCCTGCAATTATGTCCCAAGCATTGTTTGTTTGAAAATACTCAAATGCAGACGCAAGGGTGTAGTCATTATTTGCAGCGAAGTTTGACACGCCATCCCTGAACAGAAACTCTAGGCCTGCTTTTGTGAAAGACACTGTTGGCTTGCCGTTCCAGCCAGTGGTCAAGTAAGCGGGCTGCGTTGACGCTGCACCGTTGGATACGTGGTTGCCATTCCCGCTCTTGTCGTTCCACTGGCTGACGTCGCTGCCGTTGAGCGTAATCGTGTCAGCATCATCTGCATCCAACCACAAAGCAAGATCAGCGCCTAACTGTGCAGGATTCCAAGGGCCGACAGGGCCTGCTCCGCCTGCGAAGAACCTTGCTCTGCTTCGGAATCTGGAGCGAGCCATATTACATACCTTCGCCGGCAATGATGTGTAGGCTTGTGCCGTCTGCTGAGATGTACGCTACGTGCGTATAGTCTTGGAACTTACCCAAAGACACTTGCTGTCCAGATAGAACCGGATAGTCAGCAGTGGTCGCAGTGACAGCAGAGCCGCCTACGCGAACATAGCAGACGTTAGCACCAAGGTTGGTCAAAACGATAGACTTAGAGCCGCCGCCGATCTCTGAGCTCGCAGAAGAGGCCGCAGGCGATACTACAACGCCGCGACCGTATGCTGGGTTAAAAGTTGTATTGATAGCCATTTAGTTCACCTATTCCTATTAACTAACGATTGCTCGGTCTGTTACACGGCGCCAGTTTGTGCCATCGCAGAACGCTGGGACATAACCACCCGTTTCATCAGTAACCATAATTATGCTTCCCTGCCACAAAGATGGGGTAGGCAAACCTCCAGCAACTGTGTATTCATCGAAAGCCTGAGTGTAGACTGACTTAACCCCAGAGGGGTTGTAGCCAGAAGTTGGCTTCAGCCACGTTAAGAAGATGCTTTGTTGCTTTTGAATGCATAGAGTCTGGCCGTTCTTGGCAACAGTTGGCCCGTATACGTTTGATCCAGTCCCAGTAATTCTAGCCTGACCAGCGGTTGCTGTATAGGATCCACCTCCGCCATCAATGGGATTAACCGTGCTCATCTCAAAGTATGCGCCATCTACAATATCAGCAGAGGCTGTTCCGCTTACATCCATTTCTTGATAATAAGCAGCAGCGGCTTGAAACCTGTAATGAGTTCCAGAATCTTTAGATGCTGGAGTAAACACGCAGTTAAACCCACTGTTCGCCACTTGCTCCTTAAACTGTCTAATCGCAGTAATGCTTTGTGGCAAAAATAGATAGCCGTTGTTCTCACCGATAATAAGGCTTGGCGCAATACCGGCACCAAACTGCGCATTGTCAATGTAGGTAACATCACAAGTTTTGCGGTTTGTTGTTGTGCCATCAGCAACAAGCTCAACATAGCTATTTAAAGACAGGCTTCTTGCTGGATCTGAGGACATGCCACCAATCAGCAACGCGTTGTTAGGCGCGTCATAATACGGGTTGGGCGCGTATATAGAGTCAATAAACACATCGCCTCCCCGACCCCCAGCTCCCCCGCCAATCAAAATCAATGGGGAGTTATCAGCGAGAACTCGGTTGCGCTCTAAGTGCATTCCGCCGGTAATTGACAAAAATCTAGACTTGAAATAAATTCCGGGCTTGTCTGGGTTTGTGATAACGCTATCCATTGACATAGTGCCATCGAAAGAAATGCCACCACACGCATCAAAGTAATATCCGCCACCAGACGACAGATAAAAGTCAGTTGCTCCGCTCCACGCAGGATAAGTTGTAGCGGGATACGGTGCATTTTCGGAGTTGTCTGCCCAGTAGTCTAACCAGTCAGCACCAACACCGGGCTCTGCGTCAACAAGCGCAGGATCATGGGCCTTGATGCAGAGATAGTTTACACCGCCATTAGATCGACCAACATTGTCAACCGCCGCGTTAACGTGGCACTGAGAGAATATGTTTGTAGTGTTATCGCCAACTAGCGGGTCACCCCTCATGTACCAACCGTAGTCAGAACATCCACTAACTTGACACTGCGACCATCTATTCCGATATGAGAAGGCGAGGTTCTGCTTTAACTCAAACCCTCTCCATGTTCCAAAAATTTCGATCTGCTCGTAAACACAGTTATATGCCGCTGCGCCACCTGTAGATATTTCGGTTGCCGCAGTTGGTGTAATAGCAACACCAACAACCTGCTGGTCGTACACTTCCTGCTGTGTGTTGTACTGAGTAAAATCTAACCTTAATCTTCTGAAGTAAGAGCTTTGTCCCCACATAATGATGGCTGGGTTTGGTATGGTCCCAGCATTTTTAGCGGGTAAAATTGTCGATCCGTTGAAGTCTACAGTAACATTTGAACCATAGTAGTTACCGACCCCATCTCCGGTATCGATACCCTGAGCACCTTGAAACTCTAAAGAAGACGTTACCTTGTAAACTTTTTTCGGCCCAAACAAAAGATTAAGGCTTCCGGTTTTGCGGAACGTATCGTCTCCGTATACATACTTCTCGTAATTGTTTGATATCGCGTAAGCCGCTGCAATCGCTGACTGTATGGCTGACGTATCATCAGTTACACCGTCACCTTTAGCACCAAACTGATCTACACTAATTGTTGAAAACGCCGGTATGAGCTGTGCCTGCAAAGACGCGCCCGGTAGGTTTATATATGAGCCACCATCTGCTGTGCCGGTCCCTGAAGCAACCACCTTATAAGCCCCAGCTCCGCCATCATCTACTGAGTAATATCCTCTAGTGACAACGTAATTGCCTACTACTAATCCTGCAAAAACCTGCATTTCAGCAACAGTATCAAACGAAAACACAGTATTTGCGCTCGTTGTTATATTTTGCTCAATGTAAGTTAACAGCGTAGTTATCGATGCCTTGCGAGCATCTCCGTTTGACTGGTCGTATACAGGAACCTGATCGCCGCCCTGTAAATTATCTACACTTGCTAATTGGTTGATAGTAGCCATTGTCTGTCCTCAGTAAAAATCTAAAACGCCATCACCGCCAACCTCAAGCGGATCAACAGGGTCTTGTAAGAATGGGTCGTCATAACGCCAAGGCTTATTACCTTGTCCTGCCGGTAATGTGCCGGGCAACTGCTGCTCAACGGGCATACCAGCTCGAGACAGCAACGTCTGATAAGAAGTTCTCGCTGTGCTCTTTGTGTCTGGCATTACCTGCTTACCATAGCCCGGTGCGATCCTTATGCCCAAGTTGGTAATAATGGCTTCGTTAGCAGAGTCTGGAACAGTTGTCTCAGTGTCCAGATTCGTGCCTTCCGGGGAGCTTGGGATCGGATAACTTAACCGTATACCCTTAGCATTCCACTCGGCCATCATCGCGTCTAGGCGCTTACAGGCGCTTGTGAGCTCATCAACGGTAAGATCGTAGACGTAAGACGCCAGCCCGATCTCCTCGAAAGCAGCGGTAACAAATTGTCGTTTGGTATAGCTCATTTAAGCGCCTCGGTAATTCGCTCTAAAAGCTTCTTGTCACTGGTCCGACCATCATACCATATACCTAGCTCATCGGCTTTAATTTCCATCTCTTCTCGAGTTGGCGCCGCATCGTCTTGTGGCTCATTAACCAGTGCCTTGTGATCTGCTATTGACATGTACCAGCCGTTATCCAGATACGCTGTTGGGTCTTTCACAACGATTCGCTGGTAGTGGTCATCGCCAATAGGCTTGTAAATCTTAAACATCGATCATTCCCTGCTGTCGTAAATAGCGTAGCTGGTCACGCAATTGCTGTTGTCGTAGCTGAGATACTTGATCTCTAAGCATTGCTCTTGGGTTTGTCGCGCCGCCTGTTCTTCCACCTCTGGGCACACCAGTAGCACCGCCAGCACCGCCCATCATAGGACGCGCTGTAGTGCCCGTAGTGGCTGGTGCAGGTGCGGCAGGACGCTCATATCCCCTACCCTTATAAAAGCCAGCAGCTCCCGCTTCAGGAGCTCCACGGTACTTTGAGGTAGTGGTCTTGGTTGTACCACCGGCAACAGTGTTTCGTGGGTCTTTGCCTCGATAATTCATTTCTTCTTCCTCGCAGTCTTGGCCGACTGTTTAAAAGCTTTGGCAGATGGCGCACCTTTGGCACCCGGCTTTCTCATCTTCTCATCAGAGCCGGCCTTAATACGCTTACGCTTAGCGTGGATATTTGCGTATAGTCCTTTACTTGGCACGCTTCTTGCCCTTCTTCTTACAGCCTGGCATTACGATCTCCTTGATTTGGTGCCCGAACACTTCCAGCGCTTGCGTGATAATCGTAGCGGGGAGTTGGGGTCTTTTGCAGCCTTTGGGTGTTTCTTCATCTGACCGGCAGATCTGGCACAATAGGAATCGCCCTTACTTGTGCCGGGCTTAACACTGGCGCCTTTCTGGCCGTAAGATACTTTCTTGCCACCAGCGGTGACCTTTACTTTGGCTTTTCCTTGGCGAGACTTCATTACCTA